TCCGCCTCATAGGCTGCCTGATGCTCCGCCGTAAGTGGTCCAGTGAAATTGCCGCGAAAGTCGCGCGAGCCGAGCTGCTGCACCGCCGCATAGACCACGTTGGTACCGATGGTCAGCGTGTCGGCCGCGGCCGTATAGGTGATGGAGCCGAACAAACATCCGGACAGGATCAGCAGCTTGTGCCCAGTGGTGTAGGCCTTATTCCGCAACGTCGAGAGCGCCAGCCTCGGCCAGGAGCCGGCCGGGGATCCTTCCTCGCGAAAAGTTGTCGCGATCGATCCGCGCATCACCTCGCCGGCGATCGAAAGCAGCGGCCGCAGATCGGTGACCGAGCCGCGCAACTCGCCCAGGCTGACCTGGACCTGGCTGTCGTCGACTTTTACGGTGATGGCCATTACACGAATCCATCCATGTTCTTGTGGGTGAAGCGGAGATCATTGCGCTTCGGCAGCACCGGCCCCGCGTTGATGGTCTGCGCCGTGTCCCCAACCGGTTGGTCGAGCACGGCCCGCCCCACGGAGATGTCTTTCAGCAGCGCAATCGCGTCCTCATACCGCTGGCGCACGTCGGCGGAGATCTGTCCAGGCCGGCGCGAGAAGAGGAGATAAACCGCGATGTCCCGCGCGATCGCCGTCACCTGGTCGCTGGCCTGAAGTGGGGTTGCGTACTTGTTGCGGCAGTAGCCGTCCACCTTGCCGCTGGCCTCTTCGAGCACACCGTCGACAACGGTGGCGTCGGGCGAACCCACTAACGCGTCGTCGGTGAGCTGCGTGAGCTGTTTCAGCGTCATCCGCTGCAGCAGGTCGGCTTGGACTACGTAGGCCATCGGTTACTTGACTTCTTTCTCCGGAACTATGATGTGGCCGGAGACGATCAACGGCTTCGCCTCTTCGGGTGAGAGATCGATGGATGCGCCCTTCGCCGGTCGCTTGCCGTTGTGCAGAATCTGCTTGGTGACGGTGTACTTCATGGTCTTGTTCTCCTTCTCGGAAAAAGGGAGCGGACCGTTTTTGATCCGCTCCCCTTGGGTGATGCGCGCGTTTGATGTTGCCGTTGGCCGATTACTCAGCCGCCGGGAAGGCCGCCAGCGTCTCATACGTCGGCGCCGCGCAGCAGTTGGTGAAGGTGTAGAGCGTCTCCGGTGCGGTGATGCGCTGGTCCCAGTACCAGTCGGTGGAGACGATGGTGGTCTTGGTGGAGAGCGGGTACTTCGGCTCGACGATGACGCCGTAGCCGTTGACCGTTTCCGGAGCTGCTGTCCAGACAAAGGTCTTGACCGAGCTGAGGTCCTGCATGCTGCTCACGTCCTGAACGTAGGCGAGGGTTGCGGTCTGGCCCCAGACGAAGCTCACGGCATCGTTCTTGTCCACCTGGACCGCGTTGGCGCGGATGCAGCGGATGCCGAGCACCGTCGAGAGCTGGTTCAGATCGAGGCCGCCTGGATCGACCACGCCGCCGGGGAAGGTGTACTTCACGCGGCCGATGATTTCGGCGTTGTTCAGCAGCGCATCGACCACCGGACTGCCCAGGACCAGCAGGTTGGCTTCAACGCCGGACTGGCGCACGATCGACCGTGCAGCCGTGACGTTCTCGATCGGTGTCGAGGCTCCATTGTCGAACATCGAGGTTCCGGAGAGCGCCAGCGTGGTGCCTGCGCCTGCCACCAGGCCCGCGAGATAGACTTCGCGGTCGAGCAGCAGCTTGTCCATCCCCTGCTGCGACGCCTTCGCAATTTCGCTGAAGCCGTAGCCTTGGCTGAACTGCTCGGTCTCGAACGGGATCTCCGCCGCCAGCGCGTGCGACCGGGAAAAATACGGCGCCAGCGAGAAGTTGGACCGGATGTGGCGCGGTGCATCGCCGGGCGCGCGCAGCGTGGATCCATCCAGCCGCATGCCGTCGCGGGAGTGGATCACGTACTGGAAGGTCTGGCGGTCCACTGGCACGCGCGGCGCGAGCAGATCGCCAACCAGAGCGTTGTTCCGATAGGCCTTCGCAAAGTTCGAGACCGCAACATTGAGTACGCCGCTTTGTGGAGTTACTGCGAAACCGCCCATTTCCTACTCGCTTTCCTCCGCGTCTGGCGGAGCTGCAGATTTTGGTAAAGCGCCGGAGCCCTTTTGAGGCTCCGGGTTAGATCGTTAGAGAACCGACGGAAGCACGAACAGGATGAACTCGTCGCCACTGGCCGTTGCGGCCGATTTCACATAGCCGGCGATGTTCTCGCCGCCGCCCGCCGTCCCGGTGACCGGGATAAACAGACCGGCCGCGGTGACCTTCACGTATGCGCCCACGGTGAGAGCTGCGCCTGCGATCGCGACGGCGTCGCCCAGCTCGACTACGCTGATCGAATCGCCGGCCGCAACCGAGGCTTCGTCCTGCACGCCGAGGATCTGCGCGCCGGCGCCGGCCGCGGTGCCTCTGTAGTTGTCGCCGGTTGCGCCCAGAACCACACCAAGCCCGCGGCCCTGGTTCGCTGCCTGCGCCTGGTAGGAATCCGTCTTCGACCAGCCCCGTGTCCGTGTCGCAACTGCGCTCATAATTCGCTCCCTTTCGCGTCCTGATGTGTTGCTAAGATCTCGGGGCCGTCATCCGGACCGGCCCCTTCTCGCAGGTAAATCTAGACCGCGCCTATCGACGCACCGCCGAGGCGGGCGAGCTGCGGGTTCTCACTCTCGACCTGGGTCGCTGCATCGAGATAGCTGATCTTCGGATCGGCCTTCTGCTTCGCCTTCACCAACTCGTCGAACTGGACCGAGTTCTGGTCGACGGCCATGCGGCCGGCGTTGACGCCCTTCGGCATCTCGGCGACCCTTCCGGCCTGCTGACCGGTGTAGACGGCGGAGGTGGGCACGATTGTCTTATGCTGCTCCATGAACGTGACCAGCAGGTCCAGCGGAGTCGCCTTCGCCAGCTTGCCGTCCTTGTCCGCTTCGCCGAACTCAACCGTCTCGGTCGCCTTCGCCAGCTCCTCGAACAGCACTGGCACGCCCAGCTTGTCGAATGCCGGGACCCAGCGGCCCGCGGCCTTCAGCTTGGCGATGGCGTTGGCGCAGCGCGTCTTCACGTCGGAGGTGGTTGCGGCGCGTGCGCTCTCGGCAAACTTCGCCTCCTGCGCATCCAGCTTCGCCAGCAGCGGCTTCACTGCGTCGGCGACAATTGTGTTCGCAAGCTCCTTCGCCTGCGCCTCGGTAAAGTTTGCCGGTGCGCCAGGCTCGGCGGTCTTCTTGCTGCTGATCAGCTGGTCGATCTTTGCAGTGAGCTTTTCCCAAAACGTCGCTTCGGTTTCGGTTGCCATTTGGTTACTCTCCTCGAAGTCGATTGAAATCGACTTGTTGTCTTCGTTTTGAAACTTGATTTCAGCTAACCCCTTCACCTGCGGGACCTGTGCGCCCAGAAAACCGACATGGCGCAGCATCCATCCAGTCCCCGTCTTGTAGAGCGATACCGAGCGCTTTGGGAACCGGCGGTCCTTCACTGCCTGCTCGAAGTCGGGGGTCGCGTCCTTGAACCTCGCCTGCAGCCTGTCACCCACGCGCCGCACGGCGTCCACCCATGCATAGGCCGGCGTGTCGTCCTTCGGATGCCCGATGACGGCGGGAGGCTCATGTTTGGCTGGATCGAAGTTGCGAACGATGTCGTCGAGATCGGCCTCGGTGAAGACGCCTTTGTCTTCGCCGTGGTCGCCCGCGGCGAAGACATCGACCCACTGATTGGAGAGCTGACTCATTAGGGACGATGCTATGTCCGCATCTATTTCTTTACTCTTCCAGCTATCGAAGTATGCAAGCTTGGCGCACACAGGCGCGTCATGCGGCCGGCAGAAACACCTTGGTGAAGCCCGGCTGCGGCACATTCAGCTGCGCCAGCAGCGGCAGCCGCAGCATCCCGGACTCGCTGGCGCCGTCAGGCGCTTCGCTGGCGAGGATGGCGATCACGATGCAGCGGCAGTTGAAGCCGTTTGGCGGGTAAATCTTGTTCCATACCGGGTCGATCGCGCGCGCGGTAAAGCCGTCGATCACCGCATGTTCCGGGCGCACGCGGTCATCGCCCATAGTGAGGTACTGCCAGAATGGCAGCGCCTCCATGGTCGCCGGCTCAGTCATCTGCTCATAGCGGCCGAGTGCGTAGGCCTTGTGCATGTTGGTCGTAAACACGGTGTCCAGCGTGAATGCGGCAATCTGCTCCATGTCGGCCGCGCTGGTCATCTGGCGCACCGCGGCCTCGAAGTCGTCGCGCGTGCCGCCCTTTTCCAGCACGTCGGCCAGTTTGTCGCGGATCTGCTGGATGATGCGCTGATCGGTGACGCCCGCCACCGTGAACGCATCCCGCTGGTACTGCGCGGTCAGCCCGTCAAACGTGTTCCTGGTCACCGGCGTCAGTCCGCGCAGGTAATCCGCCGCGCCCGTTGCCGGCAGATCGAATGAGAAGCCGGCAGTCAGATCGGGCGGGTCGTCCTCGGCGAAGCGCGCACTTGCACGCGACCGGAAGCGGGAGCTGGTGGCCAGATTGATCCGCTGGCCGGTCTTGCGATGGACTTCCTGGACGATCTGGGTGCGGCCCAGCAGGTTCGCCGCGGCCATATGCCGCGCCAGCAGCTCGCCCAGCCGGTGCTGCACCTCCGTATCTCGCAGCAGCGCCATCAGCTCACCATCGCTTTCGTAGCCTGGGCGCGGCGCAATTTCCGCAGCG